CTGTATTTGGAAGTTAACCGGAATTGTGACTTGCCTATTTAGTGAAGCTAAGTATCTATCAACCTCTTCAGTGCCGTTCATTATCATATCCACGGTAATGGGGACATCAGAAGGTAAGCCCTCAAGACTATCGTCAAGCTCACGCACCAGCGTATTATAGGTGTCAAGTGTTATTTCGCCGTCCTCTAACATCTGCTTAAAAGCAGCCGTCCTCTCTGTGGCATAAACCGTTTTCTGGTCAACCAACCCCATTGACATTGCCAAATCATAAGCAGCTTCATCTGACAGTCCCTGTCTTGCGATTGTGAAAAGCAAGGTGTCATTATAAGACTTCATCGCATCATCAACACTAATGGTGGAAGTCTCAAGATCACCAAGCTCATCACCTAGATCCTCAGATTTCCATTTGGCATCAACAACCATATCCCCGTAATATTGCATGGAGCCAGACAGTTCATCTGTTTGACCCTGCATATTCCTCATGTCTTTTTCAAGGTTGTAAACCTTCTCGCTCATTTCTTCAGCCGTTATAATGCCAACATCCAACTTGCTATAAAGCTCTTGGAACTTTGTGGCACTTATAATGTGCTCGTCTTTTAGTCTTTCCAAATCCTCCCTGGCCGTTTTGAGCGTTGCTTTGTATTCGGTTGTTTTCTGCTTTGTTTGATCAGTTTCAATTCCAGCGTCTCTTAGTCTATCCTTGTATTCGGTATAGCTTTCCCCAGCCTCTAACGCAGCCGTCTTAGAGCTCTCTAAGGCGGTGTTCAAATCCTCAACAGCATTGACAGTATCTGCCAACCATGAAATGATAGGCTCGATTGCTGTGGCAATATTTTTCTTCATGTTGTCCATATTGTTTTTTACGCCAGCCTCTAGCCTGTCAAACGCTCCCTTTGTGCTATCAGCAGCGTGACCTACTTTGTCAATCTGTTCTTCGGCTTGCTGTAAGAAGGCCTCTGAAAACGCCTCTTGTACTGATAATCCCGACTCTTCAAGCGCCTTAACCTTTTCGTCAAACCCGTCAACGCTAACCCCTAAAGCATCAAAGCGCATGGTGGTCTGGTTGGTCAGGGTTAGTACCAACTGGTTCATGTTCATACCCAAAGCACCAGCAACACTTGTTAGGCGCACAACCTCATCGTGGGATTTTGCTAAACCCAATGCCATGAAATCGGTTGCGCCCCCCATAAGTTCCGCATCGGATTTCAAGCCCCTGGTAGCTTCTCTCAGGTCGTTCATCAGAACATCGGCTGTGATCCCCGCCGCTTCTGTCAGGTTGTTGAACCGATCCTCAACGTAAAGAAGATCCGCACCTTCCTTGCCTACGTCATAAACCTTTTTGAGTGCAATACCAACGGCAGCAACGCCAGCCGCAACCGCAGTCGCCGTTCCTATCATGCCCTTCAACTGACTACTGAAGCCCTTTGTTGACCCTTCTGGCTTTTTCGCAGAATCATCAACGCCAGCAATATCACCCTTCAGTTTTTTGAGGTCATCACCCGCCTTATTCAGGGTGTCAATGACTATTTGTAATCTTGCATCACTCATAATTTTCTCGCAGTTCGTTTATGTCGGAGACAATCTGCCATACTTCCTGATTTTCAGACCGCCATTTTGCCATTTCGCCTGCCTTAGTGCCTTGCTGTTCGTATAGCTTAACAGCATGATAAACATTCATTACCTGTCGTATTTTCAGCATTAATCCAGCAGGTTGATCCAATAACCCGCCTGCCCTGGGTAAGGCGTGAAAATGCTCACAGTCCAGACCTAATTCCAAAAGGGAGGGCATCTGGCTCAGGCTGCCCTGGGCATAGTCGGCAACCTGTATCAGGATAAAGGGTCAATTCTCAACGCCTCCGCTTGCCATTCCGTAATGCGCTCTGATAGCCAGTAAACATGAGCTGGACTGGCATTGTCCACATCTTCGGGTTTCCATTTAGGATCAATCAAAAATCCCAATTTAAGGCAAGCCCTCACGCTTTCACCACGCCAGACGGTCAAAGGCTCATTGCCTTTCCCTGACATGATCCGATGAAAGTCTTCTAGCTTTTTTTGTGTCAGCTCAACTAATTCACATCTGCCATACTTTTCATGTTCAAATTCCATCTGTATCCTTTACACTAAGGAATCGATCTCGCTTGTGGTGTCAATCTTGAGCCAGTTCCCCATTGTGCTGTTGTAAACACCATCCAGAATAAGATCGTAGCTTAATACGCCGTTACGATCCTGGAATAGCTGAGGGGCTTGCATTGAATGACCAGCAAACTGGATCTGTAACAAGCCGGTCGTGCTATTGGTATAAGCGATCTCGACCTGCTTTTCGAGAATGTCATTGGTGGCAGCCAACATAGCAATCAAGTAGTCATCAGTTGTGTTATTCAACTCTAATGACAATCGCAGCTGTCCATTCCATTTTTGATCATTCCATGCAGCAGGCGTGCAATCCCCAAGATAGCCTCGGTATTGTCGGTTTGTGTTGATGGTCAATTCCCAGGAGAATGAGCTTGTAGCCACTTCCGTCGTGCCCACATAGCCGCCCCAAGTGTCAATGTAAAGCGCAGCCATGCAACCTGTCATTCGTGTTCCGGATCGGTCTGAAAGGCTTTGTAATGACCCCTCGATAACCTTGCCGCCAATCAATGAACCACCAACCTGAACGCCCGTGTTATTGCTTCCGGACATTGTTAGGGTTGCGATTGATGCGTCTTGCATCTGCCAAACCTCGTTGGCTTGTCCGTATTGCAGCGTCATAAATACTGGTGACGGTTCGCTTGTGGTGGGTGCAGTGTAAGCCCTTGTATAAGGATCAGACCCACCAGGAGAATCATCCTCGCTGAAAAGGCTGTCTAGCCAGTAGTTTATATCCTCAAAGGTTTCATCTGCCACCTCAAACGTTGCATTAGACTTATAAAAGTCAAGCGTGGTCTGATGAGTTGGGGCAAGCGTTCCTCTAAGTTGACTCAGTGCCCTGGTTTGAAATTCAGGGTTAATGGCAAAGTTTGAAACGTTTTGAAGTTTCGCCGTTGCCGTTGTGTTGGCAGTCCCAAAGGCATTTTGAGCTGCCCTCTGTAAAACATTGTGTGCATTAAGCATTTTCTACCTCACTTCTTATAGTTTTGGATTTGATAATATAAAGTCTAACCACTAAGCACCTCCTTAATAGTTAGTTGACATAGAACGCCAGCATACATCGTGCCGCTCCCCATCGGCCATTCGTAAATGCCAGGGGACATATATACATCAGTCAAAGATGAATTGCTTGTCGGGCATTTGAAGGTTCGCATGACATCAAGATATTTTCCGCAATAGTCCACCAGCTCGGGTGCGTATTCTCGCAAGCCTTCACCCTGTCCCAACGGCTGCCATAACATCAGATCGTTTACCAGCCAATCTATTGTCATCGTCGTACCAATTGCGATAAACACACCACTGCGCCCGTCCCCTTTTGTGTCATCACCAACCGGCAATAAAAGCCTGATCGGTAAGTCCGATGATGGGATGCTGTTTTTTAGTTCGTCAAGATCATAAACATCGGGTGTGTCTCCGCCGGTCGTGGTAACGCTCTTGGCTTCTAAGGCATTGTAAATACTGGTTATTTCACTCATCCAATCCGCCTTCGGTAGTTGACAAGTAAGGATTTCACGTCCTGAGGCATTGAGGAGGGCATGATGGTCACCCCATCCCCGGTCATCATCGGTCGGTCAATATCTGCGCTCGTATCCTTTTGCCTGTAAAGAAACGCCACTAGCCGTGTGCAGGCGTGGATAATATCATCAGGGGGAGTTGCGGACCAGCCCCATGTACCGGCAATGCTTATTTCGTCATCGCTATCGTCAAACTCCCATGTGTAATCTTCGTTCAGTCTTATTGCGTACTTTTGTGTTTCGTTACGAGGTTCAAGCCGATATTGTCCGCTTGTTATCTCCGTACCATCGCCGTTGGTAAGCGTGGTAACTGTCAGGAGATCGTAACCCCAGAGATACAACCACCTCCCTTCCACATTGTCAGTGTCAAAGTATTTTGTCGCAGTCTGAGCCTCAAATACTCGGCCCGTGTAGCTTTCAATAATATTTTGAGCGCGGTCAATCAGGGCATCAATCAAGGCATCATCCGTGTTGGTTGTGATACCCAGATACTGTTTGGCCTCGCTGGAAGTGGTATACATCACTTCACCGCCTTTTGTTTGCTGTTCGGCTTGCGTACCACTTTAACAGCCGGTTTTGTCTCAACCAATCCGATGTAACCAGCCCTAATGTAGTCCAACGCCTCTTCTTTTTCGATCTCTGTTTCAGATCCTTCTTCAAAGTGCTGTACTTTGCCGCCGATGTTTGCATTGAATGTCCTTAGTACATAAATTTTGACTTTGCTCATAACATCACCTTCCTTCTTGAATGGCCATAATACCGATCCGTCTGGTTTTATATGACCACATTGAACATCAAACCTGCATACTTGCTTAAAATTATTCCTGAGGCAATCCGCCGAAAAAGGGAGGTCTGGCGATGGATGCCCACTATCTGCTCGCCTGAAATCCACCTCTTCTAACACCCTGCGATGAATCAACGTACAACCCAACCCTGTACCTGAACAGTCAAGTATTCCTTGACGCTTGCCCTTTTTGATCAATTCGGGAAAGAACTCGATTGACATATCCGCCCACCTTGACCTGACCGCGCGGCAGCAATTCAGGATAGGCTGCTTTTGTCTAAATCTGTAAAGTCCATAAACCACGTCAGCATCCGTGTTGAGCATCTTTTCAAGCGCATCTTCCGGGATGATCATGTCATGCTCAACCGTTAGCATTGCATCATAATTATTATTAAGGGCGTGTTGTCTACCAAAACGGTATTGGTATAAGGTGTTTTCATGGTCTCGCTTGCGATCGCCTGTAATCCCATTTGGATTGTTATTACTGATATGAGTGTCCAGTTTCACCCCATCAGGCACTCGCAGCCCGTAGATGCTTTTCTTTGTGCGTTCGCACAAAGCTAACTTGCCGCTATTTTCCATGTAAGATGGGCAGAATAGCATTATTCTCATTTGCCCACCTCTTCTACATAGCCCGCTCGTTCATATTCGTAAGCAACATCGGCTTCAATATCCAGAATTTTGCCCAAAGGTAAATCCATTAGTGTCCCGAACACGATGCCCGTGAATGGCCTCAACACCCGATACCTACCTGTTCTATTTTTCGGTTTTTGTGTTCGATAATCGGGGACATCTTCGACGCCATGCTTTTTTCTAACCTTATCAAAATAACCTTTATGATAGGGCTTGTGTGATATTTGCGATCCATCCCCCCTGTGTGAATACGCCGCCGTTATAAATGGCAGGTGTTTGAACTCAATCTCACGGGATAGGGTCAGCCACATATCATAATCTTCGTGGCTTGGCAATGTTTCATCGAACCGATGCCCGTTGAATACATCCCGTCTTAGCATTACACACATCACATAAAAGGGGCATCCGCTGTATAGCCTGGTTAGTGAATAGTCCGCTGACAATGTTCGTCTGAGGTAAACCTCATTTTCCCAACGGTAAGCGTCAGTATAAACCGCCTCAACCCACCCCTTGTCTAATTCGTTAACTAAAACTTGAAAGTGAACCGGGAATAACACGTCGTCATCATCAAGGAAGCAAACATATTTTCCGGTTGCATGATCAAGCCCCGTGTTTCGTGATCCTGCCAGCCCTTTGTTTTCTTCGTGTTCATAATATGAGGCCTTGTCAAACTTTGCCACTATTTCAGATACGTCTTCACCAGCATCGTTTACAACAATAATTTCATAGTCCTGTACGGATTGTGCCTGAATTGAACGTAATGCCCGCTCTAACATCTTTGGTCTGTTATAGGTCGGTACGATTACTGAAACAAGTGGACACTCTCTCTTGACCATCTCGCTGATTGCATTGGCTTTCCAATCCGTTGTAAATAACTCCTCAACGCCATGAGGATCATCTTCACCTGGATAATATTTCACGTTTTCGGCATAAGCGTCTAAGGATTTCGTCAGGTTCGCCCTTGTCAGTTTCCAGTAAGTCTCACCATTCCAACCCTCGGTCAATCCTTTTTTACATCGTTTGAGGTGAACACCCGCCCACCCCATACATTTGTGATCGTGGATGTTAATCGTTTCCCATTTACCCTTCCGATAAAAATGATACAAGTCAGGGTCATTGTTGAATACTGCCTCATCCCAACACTCATTTCTGGGGTGCTCTTTACTGAACTTGTCAAAATCCTCGCCTGCCAAATTCAAGATAACAAAGCCGTAATAGTGCGTACCATAGGGGTCTTTGGTTATTGCATCACTAATCTTGCTAAACGTAGGCAAGGCAATCACGTCGCCCTCAACCTTTGCGATCCATCTGTACCTGCATTTACTAAGCGCATAATTGCTCATGTGGACCAGGTGACCAGGCTTGTCAGTGTCGTTTTTATAAAACCCCTGCGTGTCAATCCAGTCCACGATATAAGGGTAATAATAAACTCGCACTTTTTTAGGGTGCTTTTTTGCCAATGTCTCAGCTATTTCGGCTGTTTCATCGCTAGACGGCTGGACCAACAATACCGCCTCGTCAATAAAGGGCAGGAAGGACTCAATCGCAGCGGTCATAAATTGGCTCTCATTACGCAAGCGAAAGCAGCCACTTATCCCAATCGGCTTGAATTTCTCTTTCCATAATTCATAATTGATTATCGGCACCTGCATGGGCACGGTCTCAAAGGGTTTGTAGGGCAGCAACTCTCTCAGTTTGCTGTCGGGGGTGGTGACTGTCATTTTTAGATTGTAGGGTTCTGAGGTGGCTTCTTCGATGCTTTTCTTCCATGAGGATTGATGCCCTTCCGCATATACCTTAGACATCCGCACCTTTTCGGTTTCATAGTCTGGTCTGAAATGGTCAGTATCCTTATCTGGCCCCGTTTCGCCAAAGTCACCCCAGCTCATATCAACCCCGGCTATGTAAAGTTCACGATAGCCGATTGAATAAGCGACCTGCAATGAAAAGGCCGCCACATCTCCACAATATTTGAATTTCTTTGGATCAAAGCCCCAATTTTGAGCGTATTTATCAAAACTAACCAGGTGAACATTATCAGCTTTGATAATGCCCTCTGATCCCTCTTCGTGTAAATAAAACGCTTTGATGGGACTATTCTTGATCAGCCAGTTAATATCTTCTGTGGTTTGTCTGAGCATCCTGGAATCAATGACACAATAATATGTTGGATACCATCCCCACTCTTCATAGGCAAGGTAAGCGCGGTTGAATGAGAATGTAATCTCATCCTTTAATCGTGTCATATCCAGATCGGCTATACTGGGAGCGTTGCCGATGATCCATGCTCTAAGCTTCATGCTCTCTCCAATACACAATGAAAACAAGCTAAATTCCATGTAGGCTGGTGTACGGCGTTTGTAGGTATATCAAGGTTGCTTTTTCCTACAAATTGCAGTCCGGCCCTTGCAATGTCGTTGATGTAATGCTGTAGGTTCACGGTCGGATAGGGTTTTGAATATCTAAACGATTCCCATTTAGCATCCATCGTTATAATGATTTTCCCGTCAGGCTTGATTAGCCTTCTGAAATTTACCAATGCTTTCAGGCGGTCATCAGGCGATAAATCCTCAATAACAGAAATACAATAAATCTTATGAAAACTAGAGGTTTGGAAATGGTTCATTTCATCACTTGCGAAGTTCATTGGCAGATAATAAAGGTTAGGCTCACGGGTGACCAAATCCTTGACACGAATATCGTTATCAATGGCGTAAACTTCTTTACTCCGTCTGGCAAGTTCTGCCGTTAATGGGCGTCCCATCCAACCACAACCCATGTCAGCCACAAGGTCGTTTTTCTCTGCAAACCCAAGCGCAAAGGCATATTCATAAAACCGGCTCCACCAGGTAGGATGCAGTGGCTCCCCGTTGATCTGCTCAATGCGAGGATCTGTAAATTTGAAGTAGGCATTATTTAAGACTGTCATCAACATTCCTTCCAAACATGAGGTCGCTCCAATTTTCACCATACTTCCGTGATAATATGTCCCTCATATTAATTCTCGCTAGCCTTTTTCGCTCTTCAGAATCCATGTTCATGCGTTCCAGCCTGTAACCAACATCGGTTATCTTCTTGACCTTGGCATCTTCACAAACCCAAAGCGTGCGCTCTTGCTGACGTGCAATGTAACAAGTTTCAAGATCGACGCCCCATCCATAGATTAACTCAGGGTCAAAGCGTCCGATGCCGTCAAACCACTCCGCCCTGTAGAGACTCGATATATTATCAAGCATCCATGTTTGACGACATCCGATACCTCCCCTCGTGATAAGGTGTTTCCAGGCGGTTGTGCTATCTGTGGTAAGCGCATTGTGAACACCAACCGCCTGATCATCGTTTTTTAGTTTTGCCACCATTGGCATCAGCGGGTCAAAGGATTGTAACGGAGCAAACTCCGTCGATGTTATCAGGAACCAATACGCAAAGTATTGCCTGTTTAGGGCATCCAAACCCGCCAACCATCCGCCGGTAGTTTGTGTGTTTTTGCTTAAATATACATTGGTAAACTTAGATGGCTTCACAAGGTCGCTGGCATTATCCACCACAATCACATCAACCGGATAAGATTTGACGCGCTTCCGGATATAGCGCACGAGCGCATCAGTCCGTTCCGGCATATTGTAATTTGGTATTATTGCAGCGACCCTGTGTGTCATTCGCTTACCTCAGTTTAGGCTGTTGGATGTGTGGCATATTGGAAGGCTTCTGCCTGCAATACCCGACACCCGAAGCGCATTTGAGCAAGGATGCCAATTTGGCCAGTCCCTGCGTAAAGCTCATTCAATCGACGAACTCGGAAGCCTCGGTTTTCTACCCAACCCAGGTAGTCAAAGTTACCAAATAACAGCGTCTTTGCAGATGCGGCTATTGTGGCTGCATTGCTGTTCAACACAACCGGGTAACCCTCTAGTGTTGGTCCATCTACCGTACCGCTCATGCGTGCCAAGCCAGTCGTGAAGGTGAACACACTAGCTGAAGTTAATCCCTTCAGATAGAACCAGGTTGCCGGGTCCATAACCCATGCCGCGCCGTTGTGATATGGGGTTCCCAGTTTTCCCATCAATTCAGGAATTTCAGCAGCACCAATGGCGCTCGCACTATCAAGGGTCAGTGCCGCTGTGCCACCAACAAACGCACCTTCAGGCTGAGTAGTATCAGCACCAATAAGCGCATAATAGTTTTCAGTATCAGCCCAGGCACGTCCTAAGGCATTGTTCAAAAACGCTTCAAGGTTGGAATTTTCATCCCACATCAATTCTTCAGACACCTTGATTAGTTTGGTGAACTTGTAAATGGTCACCTGCTCTTGTCCGAATGTGGGTTCATCTTCGGCGTCGCTGATTGCGCCCTCTTCATCAACAATAGTGAACTTGGAAAGGCTGGTGCCTTCTGCCGGGAAGTTGAATTTGTCACGGTCAGTCTTGACCCGCATCACACCCAGCTTTGAGATGATTGAGGCTTCATCGCGCTTGGCGATAATTGACCCGTACTCGTCATCAGGAACCAGGTAACCACCCTCGGTTGTCGTTCCCTCTTCAAGCGCACCAACATTCAGCTTGGCAGCCCTTTTGAGGTCGTCCGTCTCACCCGTTCGGATGTAACGCCAGTAGGCCTTTCTGTAGTCCGTTTCACCAACATGGTCAATAACCGCAGGGGCCTTGACAGTCGGCTTGCCTTTTTCCTTGCCGGGAGCAGCTTTCAACTCTTCAACAATGGATTTCTTTAAGGCCTCAAGATCGGCCTTGGTAACCTGCTCTACAGGTTCTTTCTTTTCAATAGGTTCTAAGACTTCATCAGTCATGGTAGTAATTCCCTCCTCAGGAATTTCTGTAATAGTTGTGTTTAGTTTTGCTTCCGCCTCAACGTCAACCGCATCCACCGCCGTCTCAACGGCCTCCGGGATTGCCTCCGTGACTGTTTCAGCTTTCGCTTCGATAACGGCAAGATCATTTGCCGGTAATCGCCATTCATTTACGTCAAATAATGCCAGCTCTCCAACGGGCCAAACGTTAATTAATCCACCCTTGCCCATACGCACAAGGTGACTGACTGCACCACTTGAGGCTCTGATCAGTTCTGCACCCGCCTTGATAATCCGTTGGGCCAATGGCTCTTCAAAATCAAACCTTGGCTCAAACCAATGCCCCCGCTCATCCTTGCCCGTGTAAATCGCACGCCCGATGATAACCGGCATTTCTTGCATGCTGTCAGGCTCGTCTGGGCCAAACCCGTGATAGTAGGTCAGGTTGACCTGATCCCCGGTCTTTAGCCAGATGTTTGTTTCTTCGTGAAATGCTTCACCATCAAGGTCACGCCCCTTGATTGGCCCACCATAAGGAACGCCCAATACACGCCAGCCAACATCCTGATAATCGCCGTCTGTCTTTAGACGTTTGTCAGCTTCCCCTTCACGGGCAATTATGTTTTCCGGTATCTGTATCTTTACTCGCAGTTTATCCATTGTTTACCTCTTGTATTAATGCTTTTTTGATCATGTTTATTGCTTTTTGTCCGTGTAACTGCACGACCTGATTTGTCGTGATCCAACCCGTGTGCCTGTGATAACTGGATTGATTCGCGCTATCCTGCACCAACTTCGCATAGCTGACATTCGTGCCAACCGTTGCCTTCCAGCCCGATAATGATGATTGCGTAGTCCAGGATTGCCCCAGTTTTTGGCTTCCAGGCGATTGACCCCGACGGTAAGGGACTTCAATATCCCCCTTATTTAGATGATAGAAGAATCCCCGCCGCACCCTGGGGTTAAGCCTTATGAGCGGATTGGGCCGACTTGACCGCATCGGATAATGGCTAATTTTGCCCTTCAAGAATACCGCTGCCTCATGAATGGTCGCTTTGACCTTGTTCATCTTGGCGATGCTGTCCAACCTTTGTATCAGTTCCTTTGCACCCTCTACGTGAATGCTCAATCTTCTCTCCACTCGTAGGTTACCCAGCAGCGGCAGTTGGGATGCGCCGGAGGATATTCACCGTCTGTAATCGGCTTATCATGCTTTGGTCCACAAATGGGGCATACACGGTCATCGTTTGCCGTTTGCCATATCGGAACCATTTCAAGGCCGCTTTCCTTTTGAAGATACTCAACAAGCGCCCGCTCACCTTCCACCGCTGCCCTGGTTGTTTCTGTGACGGCGATCATTTCTGCACGAACGGGGGAGTACCAACGCTCAAGCTCTGTTCGTAGTTGACCAAGATTCCAGCCTTCCTCATAAAACCTTGGTATGACCTCGTTTAGATGTTCATACCGTTTGTTGAACAATTGCTTTAATATGCCCTCTGTGTATTGCCTTGCCCAGTTTGAGGCAGAGGCGTTGATCAAGTCCCAATTTACCCCGACGCCAATTTCTGCCATTAGCCCTTCGGCTTGCTGCAGGTAGATGTCAAGCAATATCGGCTCGACGCCTTTTTGAATATCACGCCATCCGTTCTGCCAATAGTCATTTGGTATGTTAGTCAAACGTGGCGGATCTCCAAGATAATCCAGCAACTTATTAAGCTCTTTACGCAAGTCACGCCCCAACACCCTTGACAACCTGCGTTCTAATTCAGCACGATTGATAACGTTCATTTACGGATACCCTTCCCAGGCCATAACGCTCTCGAACAATCGCTTTACATCCTCAACTTTCTTGGCGCTTTCCAACGCTCCTGAAATAGCTCCGTGTAAACCCGCGGGGATAATGTCACTCTCAAACTCTCGTAATTCACGCCCTTCGCTGATCCGCTTTTCTGCGAACCGCTGCCAGCGTCTGATCTCAATGGTGACGTCATCGTCATCATCATCCTGTTGGCTTTGGCGCTCACGTTCCTGCTGATTCTCTTCTTCGTATGCCGCAATTCCTGCTATCTGTTCGTTAGTCAGTTCATAACCAGCCATTTCAAGTGCAACCGATAATGGCACGCCGGACAGCTTCAGTTTGTAAAGCAGATCAGCGCGCTCCCCTTCGTTTTCCTGAAATATCTCAAGTTCGTTGAATTTGAACTCGATCCGCAAGCCCTCCTTGGCTAACACTTGCTCATTGATAACAGATTCGTATTTTCTGGCCCTGGGCATGATAGTTTCTTCATAAAATGATTTTCGATCCTCTGAGGCTGTTGCATAATTAGCCGCCTCACTATCCAACAATGTCTTAGGTACACCAAAGGCAACGGAGATATTGTGCTTTGCCTCCGCATTGATCTCAGGCATAGCCAGGTCTTTTAATGGTGGCGTTAGTGTTGTGGGTGTAATTGAACCGGCCCTGATTCCCAATACCCTGAAGGCGTTTTTGATTGCCGTTGCACTCTTTTTGAACCACTGCTCAACCCTGCTGATTTCACCCTTGTCCGTGCTGTCAATACCTAGAAGGGTGACGGGCATCGCCCCACCCTCAAAATACATCTCAGGGAATTTTGATAAGGCAAATAATAGCTTGATGTCTGTTACCGCCGCATTACCAGCACCAATCCCAGGGAGAATGTCCTGGCTTGGGTCAAACTCAGCAAAATAAAACATCTCATAATCGCCGGTATAAATATTGTTATTCCAGGTCGCCCCGCTCATGTTCTGCTTAATGGTGATCACACCGTCCTCATACGTGACTGCCATGTCGAAGGGATTGCGATAAACAACATCCTTTTGATAGCCGCTTTGGTTACTCACGATCTCGCCATAAGCCGCACCGGATAACAATGCGCTTGCCTCCCATTTCCATAGAAGATCCACAATGTCAGTCGGATAAGGCCATTCCTGCTCGTCAATATCCTCTTCGTCTCCCTGCCGATAAACGCCAATCGGAACGCTTGAAAGAGTATCGCAGCGCACCTGTAGCACCCTGTAAAGATAAGGCACCTTTTTATAAAGTGCTGCGGTACTATCGGGAACGCCATCACCAATAAGCCTATTAAGCCATCCGGGTGTTTCTGTAATAACCTTATAATTTCTCGTCACTTATAACCTCCTAAGCCCCAAACAGGATCACGCCGCCCCTGTTGGCACACTCAACCATCAACGCCCTTGCGATAACTGTGTCATCGTGCATTCCCTCTGGCGCGCTATATGTGCTTCTGCCTGTTGTCGGGCTTACTTTGCGCTCATATGCCTCAAGCTCACCAGTCCATACAGGATCATCTATGAATTTCCATTCTTCTTTTTCAAGGATAAGCGCAAGGTTTTCGATCAGGGGAGATTTGCTTTGCGCCGTTGTCTGGAATCCTTTGAATGGCAACCCTTCACGCTGCAACTCCTCAAGGTTTGGCTCGCCAATGCTGTTTGTTTCTACCAACCCGTAACCCAAACCCCACTTGTCACATAACGCCTTCAATCGCCCTCGCTGAAAGTGAAAGTCTATTTTATTGAATCGGTCTTTTGCCACCTCAACCTTGCAATCCATACACCCTACACCAATCGCTGTATAATCGTTTTGTTTGGCCCAATCCACACCAGCTATAATCTGATGCCCTTTGTGATCTTCTGGGCGCGAAACAGGCGCACCCATGCAAGCGTCAATGTTACGGAATACCGCACCCTCACCCTCAAGAAATTGTGCCAGATATTCTTGTTGAAATACCCGCTCCGGCAAGGTTTGAAATTCCTTGACCAATTCAGACCAGGGGAAGGTCGGATTTTCTAACTCGTGGACCTCACGCACCAACTCGCCATCAACTATCTTGCACCCCAAAGTCGGGATCTGCCAGGCCATATTATCAGGCTTGCTTTGCGCCTTTTGCCACTCTTGAAAAAACCAGTTGCGCCCTTTTGGTGTACCAATGCCCCAGAAGATTGAATCCGTGTAATTGGCAAGAATAGGACTAACAACCTCATAATATGATCTCGGTTTGATGTCGGCTACCTCGTCAAATATTGCCATTCGGAAAGAATGCCCACGCGCATTATCAGGATCATCTAAGCTGCGGAAGATGATCCGCCCTTCGTTTGGAAAGTAGGCCGTCATTTCACTTTTCAAGAATTGTATGTTACCTCCGCAAGCGTACTCGGCATCCTGCCATGCAATACGCACCTGGTCATAAGTTGGCGCCCCCCAAAACACCG